CGGCGCGAACGACCCAAGCCCCGCACCGCGAAGCGCGCTGGTGAGTCCTCGATTCGCGACGGCGCGACTCATGCGGGCGCTCTGGATCTGCCCGTGAATGCCCTGCGCGAACTGCATCCCCGCGTTGACGACTTGCCCGCCCGCGTTCACCACGCGCCCCACGGTGCGACCGCGGCGACGCTCGATGTTGTCCTCGTAGGCGCGAGTCTCCCGCGCCGCCTGCTGACGGACGCGGGCGATGTCACGCGCAACGCGAGTCTCCTGCGCCGCCCGTCGCGTCGCCTCGCGGTTGGTCGCGCGCGTCCGCTCGCGCTCTTCAGCGGCGTGTTGCTGCGACCGGATGCGTTCCGCTTGGATGTAGAGCCGCGTGGTGTTGTTCTGCCGTGCGATCTCCTCGCGCGAAGCACGGTCAGCCTCGCGCGAACGATCCCGCATGGCGGCGCGCGTCACGTCGCTCTGTTGCTTCTGCGCGTCACGCGTTGCCCGAAGCGCCTCGAGTTCAAGGCGCTGGCGGTGCCGCGTTTCGTCGCGCGCGATGCGGTCACGCTGCGCGGCCTCGCGGCGCACCTCGGAGGTCATCGCGGCTTGCGCGGAGCGCGCAACGCCACGCAGGTCGCCCATCGCGCGGGCCACCGCCGACGTGTCTACCTCGATGCGTAGGACTGCGCGCGCCATGCTCTACTCGATCACTCCGAGGGCTCTGAGGTATCCGTCGCCGTATCGCTCGACGGCTGCGTATCCGAGGAGCGTGAGCTCGTCAGCGCGCGCAACCGAGTCGCCAGTTCTCTCGCGATGGAACGAAGCGAAGCGCTGTCGCAGACGTTCAATCGCGCAAAGGGCAGCATCCCTTTTCCCAGTGCGTCACAGAGCGCGCCCACCTCCTCCGGCGACTGCGCCGACGTGATGGGGCTGCGCTCTTGCACGAAGTCGATGAAGAACTCGAACAGACCGCTCACCTCGTCGACCTCGAACATCTCGCGGAGGTCGTCGGCGTCCTTCGCGAGTTGCCGATGCGGAGGCGCGGGCTCAACGAGCGCGAGCGCGAGCGTGCGAACCTTGACCTCGAACTCCGTGATGGAGGTCCCGTCAGTGGTGCCGATGAGGTAGTCCTCGGAGAAGCCGCAGCGGTCCCGAAGGAACGTCACGGCCTGCGCGCGAATCCTCACCGACTCGTCGGAGGTCAGCGTGCGAAGCGCGAGAGGAACCCCGCGCAGCCGCCCGCCGCTCCCGTCGAACTCCACGATGCGAACGGCGGGGCCACCACGCGACGCATGAAGCGCCTTGCGCAGCGGCGACCACCCGGTCGCTTCGAGAACCTTCGAGGTCAGGTCGTCGTTGCTCACGCGGTCACACCTCGTTGATGAGGATGCCGTGGAGGGTGAAGGAGACGTCGTTCGCCTTGTCGGTGTTCGAGTCCATCTTCACGTTGCGAATGTCGCCGCGGCAATTGTACGTCTTGTTCGCCATCTTGAACGCGAGCGAGACTTCGCTCTGCGCGTTGGCGATGGCGACCCACGCCTGCTCCATGCCCGCGGCGGGCACGGCAGAGGTCACGTCGACCTGCACCTTGCGCGACCCCGGCGAGTGACCGGCGCGACCGAGGAGGAGGGTGTTTACGTCCTTGTTGTCGGCGTCGAAGGTGAACGAAACGCTCGACGCCTGAAGCACGGGGATGCCCTCGTAGAGCACGAAGCCTGCGGGTGAATACTGAGCCATGATGTTCTCCGATCAGAGCTGACGGACGTTGCCCGCGACGATGTGAAGCCCAGGCATGACCTCGGCGGGAATCTCGCAGTCGAGACGACCGGGCACGCTGATGTTCTCCTCGACGACGAGGAGCGAGAGGTTCGCGGCGACATCGCGGAGGATGCCGTCGTCCTCCATCTCTTGCAGCCGTTGCGCGATGTGCCCGCGCACGATGGACGGCGTGACCACGCGGGCGATGCGCGGCGGGGTGCCGTCGGCGCTGTCGCTGGTGAGCTTCACGCCCGCGAAGGTCGTCGCGAGGTCCGAGCGCAGGAAGTCCGCGACGTAATCGGGCACCGTCACCGAAGAGGTGTCGAGGACCGCGTAGTTCGGCACGCCGGAGCGCAGCGAGCGCGAGGTGATCGACCGCACGACGCTCGCGTAACCGGGGCGCGATCCGCTCGGCGCGAGCGGGGTCAGCCCGTTGTTCAGCGCGTTCTCGCTCTCGGTGGAGGTCGGCTGGTCCGCGATCACGCGCTGCACCGGGACGCTCACGAGTTCGAGCCCGTCGAGGTTCGCGGCGGGGTCGCTGGACTCGCCGACGAGAAGCCCGCCCGCGGCGGTATCGCCCGCGAGACGCTCCGCGCACGCCTGCGCCGCGACCTCCCACACAGGGAGCGTCGAGGCGTGGTGCCATACGATCTGAAGCCGTGAGGCGTTCTGCCCCGTGGCGAGCGTGACCGCGTTCGCGTAGGTGTCGGAGCACCCGCACACGGCCTGCTCGAGCTTCTGCACCGTGGGACCGGCCTGCGTGTTGATGTGCGTGACGATGCGCCCGATGTTGGTCGCGTCGATGCACGCGCCGACGATGCGGTCGTATCGCGCGGGCTCGATGGCCGTGAGCGCGTTGGCGAAGTTGTCCTGCGTCGCGCCGTTGGCGAGGGTGATCTCACCGCCGAGCGTCGAGGTGTTGGACCATGTGCCCGTCGTCGTCGCGCCGCTGCTCGCACCGCCCGTCGTCATGCGGATCTCAGTGCCCGTCGAGGTCACGAAGTAGGCATCCACGACGATGGTGTTGCCGCGCGGCCCTGTGTTCTTCGCAGTGATCGTGATGGCGCCGCTGGAGTTCTGCGCGGTGAAAGGGAGCGTCGACTGGTCGTTGATCGCGTCGGCGACGGCTGCCGCGATGGCGGTCACGGTGTCGCCGTTCGCCACGGGCACGTCGAACGTGAGCCCGCACAGGCGCAGTCGCACGGTGAAGCCCGCCGACGCGGTGCCGCCCGCAAAGGTCAGCGTCGCGCTCGCAGCGGTGCCGCCCGCGTCGGCGACGGGGCAGCCGTAGACCAGCGCGTCGGGCGAACCGGCAAACACAGCCGCCGCCATGCGCGCGAGCTCGGAGCCGAAGCCGAACAGCGTGTTCGCGTCGTCGACGCCCGCGACGAACGTAGGCGCTTCGATGGCGGTGTTCGGGGAGCCGGGGACGATCCACGTTCCCGCGGACACGGAGAGCACGGGCGACGCGCCGGTGATCGCGTTCGGGATCATGTTCCCGAGCAGAAGGATCTTCTGCGGCGCCGATCCCGCGCTCGTTCCCGAGCCGCCGAGAACGACGTTGAAGTTGACGCCCGGCGTCTTGCGCGACGTGGGCACACCTGCGACTGCGATGGTCATTCGCTCACCTCTCCGGCCTTCGCCGACTTCTTGTTGATCTTCGGCTCGACCGCGACGGGCGCGAGCTCGATGTCTCCGCGGTTGATCGCGCGGACGTGGTAGCCGTCCTCGGGCACCTCGACGCCCTCGGCGATGATCTCGCCAGCCTTGTCGCGCCCGACGAAACGACCCCGCATCCCAGGGACCGGGAGCTTCGCCGTGCCGCGCGCCCTTACTCGAATCGTGTTCATCATGCCTCTGTGTCTGCGACGAACTGCACCACCGGGTTGTCGGGGTTGTCGCCGTTGAGTGTGTCGGTGAGGTTCACGTCGCCATGCACCGCCGTCAGGTCGACGCTGGTATCGGTCGGCGTGACCTGCGGCAACGGGCGCGACGCCTCGAAGTCGACCGCGTAGACGTAGACCGTGCCGCGCCGGATGAGCGCCTCGCGCACGCCGACGCAGCGCAATCGGCGGTCGAACCATGCGTTGTCGAGCGGTAGCCCCGAGAGCACGCCGAGCACAGAGTCGACGAGGCGCAGCCCACCGGGCGCCGTCGTGATGCCGATGGTGCCGTCCTCGATGGCGCGCACATCCTCCGCGGCGACGTAGACCGTCCAGCGCGCGAGGCTTCGGTCCTCTGCGTCGCCCCCGATCGTGTTGACCGTGCGGGTCACTTGCTCGCCCCCGTAGGCCAGCAGCGCAGCGGGGTACTGCGTGCAGACCTCGGTGATGGTGTCCTCGCTCAGAGGCCCCGCGAAGCGACCCACGAGCGCGAAGGGACGCGCCGCCGTGGTGCCCGTGGTCACGTCGATCAGCAGCGCCGAGAGCGCCGTGAACATCGCGCTCTCAAGGTCAGCGAGTGGAAGCGTCACAGCACCCTCGTAAGCCCGCGCTCAATCGCCGCGTCGACGATGCGCGCGAAGTCATCGCCACGCCTGCGCCACGCCGGCGCGAGGTAGGGGTACGCGCGGTTGCGCGACGTGCCCTCTTCGACGAAGGAGCCGTATCGGGTATCGCCCATCACGTCGACGCTCACGGAGCCGCGCGAAGCGAGCCCCGTGACGCGCCCCGCTTGCGTGCGCGATTGCAAGAGCCCCGTGCGGTTCTGGTAGGTGTGCGTCGTCGCGGCGTCCTCGGCCACCACGCGCGCGCCGTCCAGCACGCCGACCGCAACGGCTTCGTCGACGCTCGCGAGGATCGCCCCGATCAGCGGCTCGATGTCGAGCGTCACGCGGTCCATTAGAAGCCCGACCCGTCGCTGCCATCGGCGGCGCGCGTGTATGGGTTGGTGTGCACGCCGCCAGAGTCGGTGATGTTGAGATTGCTCGCGCGAGGCTTCGCGGGAACACCGCTCGCACCGGGCGGGCGCACGTCGGCATCGCGGTTCATCGCCTTGAAGAACGCACGCGCCTCTCGCCCGAGGATCGCGTAGTTGCCATCTTCCGTGTAGGACGCATGACGCGACGCCGCGATGGCGCAGACGAGATCGACGGCCTTGCCGACGACGCCGGGGTCCAGCGTGTCGGTCGTGGTGTAGATCCCATCAGGGAACGCGGCGCGCGTCATCGTGCGAACGATGCTGTTCGCCTCCGCGATGCAGAGATCGCGAAAGGTCGTGTCAGCCGTCGCGCCGCCGTTCTTGGCGAACAAGCGCGCGTAGGCTTGGGTCGAGAGACGCGCGATCACGTCCGCGCTGGTCACAATCGCTGTCTGCTCGGCCATGTTCTCAGTCCCTCACTCGCTCGAAGTGAACGCCCTCGGTGAGCCCGTCCTCCGCGACCTGCGCGGGGAGCGTATCGCCGGGGGAGAAGGCGCCGAAGCGGCCCGCGAAGATCCGCGACAGGGCGACGAATCGCTCGGTCACGGGATCGCTCGCGGGCGCTTCGACCTCTGCGACGACGGGCGCGCGGATCGGCTCAGAAGCCTCCGCAGCGCCCGCGTCCACGCCGAGCGCATCAGAGGGCGGATCGGCGGGGAGAGGCGCCGCAACGGGCTCTGAGAGCGCCGCAGAGAGCATCCCCGCGCGTCGCGCCTTGCGGCTCACGAGACGACGGTGGTGTAGAGGTAGCCCGTGTTCGCGCCGCCCACGATCTCGTCGGCGTCGGAGTGCGCGACCTTGACGTAAGTGCCGCCCGCGCGACCGGGGAGCCCCTCATAGAAGGTGCTCGTCTCCATCGCGCCGAAGCGCATCGAGTACATGAATGTCTGCGTGCGGCGCGGCGAGGGGCGGTCCTCCACGCGGATCAGCGCGCAGGACTTGCCCCACAGACGCGCGAACGAATCGCTCGCACCCTCCGCGGCGCTGTTGTAGATCGCCTCGCCGACGAGCACCTGACGCAGCCGGAAGGCCGACGCCACGGTAGCCTCATCGAGCATCAGCGGCGTGGCGCCGTTGGCGGTCGAAGCGCGCGAGAGGACGTACTGGAGCAGCGCGGCGTTGGTGCGCAGCGAGTCCCACGCCTCGACGCCGATGACCATCGTGTCGGGGCGCACGAGCGGCGTGCGCAGCGCGGCGAGGATCTTCGAGACGGGATCGCTCGAAGCGTTGTCCCATCGGTCGGTGCCCGAGAGCGCCGCGGTGTTCGAGCCGTAGTTGGCACCCGCGAACACGATGTCCGCGATGCGCTTCTCGCGGGCGAGGAGCAGGTAGTTGGTGAGGATCTCGGTCACGTCGGCGCGCGGCTGGAGCGGCGAGTCGGCGTTGATCTCCTCGTCGGTGCTGATGAAGTCCATCAGCGCGCGGTCGGTGCACGAGTAGGTGCCCGGCGTGTCGAGCCCGATGGAGGGGCGACCGGGCACGCTCTCGGCGCCCACGAGGTCCACCGCGGCGACGTTGAACATCGTGTTCGCGTTGAACTTGAAGTACTTGTCGGACTTCTTCGCGACGCTCAGGATCGGCGACACGCGGTCGGCGATGAACTCGCGGTTGGTGTACATCACCGCGAGGTTGGTCAGCGCGCGGTCGATGTGGACGTTGCCCGCGCCGAGGCCGAGCTCGATGCGGCGGCGCTGCTCACCGCTCAGCTTGTGGAGCCGCGCGGTCTGCGCGAGCTCGAGGATCTGGTCAGAGTTCATGGTCACGCACCCTGCATGATGAAGACGTTGATGTTGACGGAGACGCGCTCACCAGTGGACGCATCCTCGGTCGCCACGCCGACGACCATGAGGTTGACGCCCGACGAGGGCGCGGCGGGCTCGAGGTGGCCCGAGGAGTTGCCGACGCTCACGGTCTGCCCCTGCGTGATCGAAGCCATCGCGATGCCGGGGTAGATGCCCGAGGTCACGATGTCGACGGTGCCGCCGCTCGCGACGGACCCGCCGCCGTCGACCTTGGCGATGCCGAGAACGCCCGCGGTGGGGTCGGCGCCGCACACGACGGCAGAGTTGTCGGCGGTGCCGACGATGCAGACCACGCCGTCGGCGATGGTCGCCTCGGCGGCAGCCTGCATGATGTCACCGGGCTTGCGAAACGACGTTGCCATCACTGCACCTCGACGATCTTGCGCGACGCGGTGAGAAGCGCGTCGCGGTAGTTGAGAGAGGGGTTGCTCGCCTGGAGCTTGAGCGCCTCGCGGTGGGCGCGGTCGGTGTGCGACTCCTCGGCGGCGTTCAGGTCGGACGGGGCGGAGGTGCCACGCTCGGCGGTGATGCGGCCCCCGAGCAGGTCGCCCGCGGCGGGCTTCGGGTACGCCTTCGAGAACGCGGCGTAGTCGGCGCGCGCGAACGCCTCGAGCGCGGGGCGAGCCTTGCTCATGGCGGGGTCGGCGCAGAGCGCGGAGACGTGCTCCTCGACCTCGCGGGCGGCGCGCTCGGCCTCGACGACGCGGAGCGCCTCGACCTCGGCGGTGAGCACCGCGACGCGCGCGCTGTCGGCGGCGAGGGCGGTGATCTTCGACTCGACATCCTTGACGCCCGCGTCCGCGCCGAGCCCGAGCTGGCGGCGAACGGTGAGCGACTCCTCGGCCCGCGCGAGCACGTTGCGCTGCGCGTCCTCCTCGGTGGCGCTGGCGATGCCGAGCCGCGCGGCGAGGGTCATGAACTGGTTCTGCATGATGTTCTCCGTGAGGGAGTGAGACGCGGGTCGATGCCCGCTGAGCATCGGCCGCGCGTCTGCACCGGCCGAAGATGAAGCGGCGCCGTCGTCCTCGGACGGCATCGCGAGAGCGTTGCGAACCGCGGCGATCACGTCAGCCGCGGGGGTGAGCACAGGGAGGCGAAGCGCATCGCGGAGGCATCCCACGATGTCCTCGGCGTCGATGCCATCGCGCGGGGTCGTGAGCAGCGAGGCGAGGTCGTCGAGCGCGCGCGTGACCTCGGCGTCGCTGGCGAGCGCGGGCAGGCGGAATGTGCTCTTGAGCATCTCCACCACGTCGTCGCGGTCGTCGAGGTCGCCGTACCAGCCGAGGCGCGTCATCTTCGGGAGCGTGGCGCTCGCGGCGATGCGCGGGATGTCGACGAGGGCGGGGTTGTTGGTCAGCGAGAACGACCAGAGGTAAGAGCCGATCTCGTCGCCGCTCTCCTCGTCGACGCCGTTCTGAACCAGCGTCACGGAGCCGAACGCGAGCTCACCCGCCTCGACGCTCGCGCGAGTCGCGGTGTTGACCCAACGGAAGCGCGCTTCAAGCGTCGCCACGGTCGCGCCGTCGCGCTGCATGGAGCCGACGCGCATGGCGGTAATCCACGCATGAGCCTTGCGCGCGTCGGGGTGCGCCATCGCGTCGGTGTCGGCGTGAAACAGCACCACCGGGACGCGGCGCCCGAAGCGGTTGAAGTTCGCCACGCACTGCTCGAAGTCCGCGCGCGAGAGCACCACGTCTCCGCGGCCTTCAAGCGCGACCTCATAGGCGAGCACGTTCCACGGCGACTCAGCGCCTTGTGCGGGCGCGGCGAGTGCGACGCAAGCCCCTTGAATCGTTGCAGTCATCTCTCGGTCCCTCGCGTCCATCTGACGGACTAGCTTTGCGCTCCATGCGCGCCCCGCTGCGCCGCCCCAGAGCAGCCATGACACCCACGCGGGCGAGTCCTTCGGCGCCGTCGCGAAGCGGCCATTGCGCCCAAAAAATCGGTTCATCTTGCGCGCCTTGTCGGGCGTCGCGTCGCCGCCGTCAGCGAGCCTGCGCGCCCACGCCACGGTGTCGGGCTGCAACCCGCCGCCGCTCAACCCCTGCTCATGCAAGGCGAGCCCGCGACGGAGCGCAGCGCGAACGCCCGCGGGCGGAGTGAAGTCGATTCCGTCGTAACGCGCCATCACTCCTCGACGGGGGGCGGGTTGACGGGCTGCGACGGCGTGGCGTCGGGCTTCTCCATCACCTGCGAGCCAGTGCCGCCGATGGTCACGTCGCCGGGCTTCGGAGACGGGATGCCCTCGGCGTCGTAGACCCACTCGGCGGGAACCCTCAACCCCTGGTCCATGTAGAGTTTGAGTCGCTCGGCGCGAGCCTTGGAATCCTCGGGAGGCTCGACGTTGAAAGCGATGGTCGGCACCGGCGCGCGGTCGCCGAGGTTCGCGCGCACGAGGGGCACGAAGAGGTCACGGCGGATCGTGTCGGCGAGGTTCTCCGCGTCGCTCTTGAGCAGCAGCGACATCGCGCGAAGGTGGACCTCGCCGAGTGAGCGCGCGCCGCGGTCGCCGGGGTCGCTGACCAGCGTGCCGCCGAGGATCATCTTGCTCATCTCGCCGTTGCAGAGCTTCACGAGGTCTTCGTGGACGCTGTTGTCCTGCGCGGAGATGACCTCGAGGTCGGTCACGTCGGGGATCACCGTTGCGACCGTCGACGACATCGCTTGCAGCGCGTCCTGCAACACGCTCACGTCCTCGTCGTTGGCGCGACCATCCTTCTGCGGGTCGCGCCCCGTAGCGTACTTCCCCACGCGAAGACCACGCCCCGCCCACTCGGCGAACGCGAGCCAATCGCGCACCGTCCAGCGCTTGAACGCGGAGAACCACACCAGCGCGCGGCCGAGCCCTTCGCGCGTGGGATAGGTGCCGAACTGCCGCGGGAGATGCACGAGCAACCGGCCACGCGGGAACGCCGTCGCGTCAGACAGCGGCACGCCGGGGAAGCGTGCGAAGCGCGTGTCGCCACTCGTCGCGTCGTAGAGGTAGAGCCGCCAGTCGCTCTCGTTGGACCACGACAGACGCCGCGGGTGGATCGAGTAGGCATGGCGCGGGAGCGTGTAGCGCCCATCGCGCGCGTAGGTGATCTCGACCGCAGCGCGCCCGTGCCACGTCGCGCCGAGTAGCGCCTGCATCGCCCCGCGCGCGGACAGACCGAGCGTGCCCGCTTCGATATCGATGGACTCCAGCGCATCCTGGCAGAGCCGCAGCGCCCGCGAGCCATCGCGCTTCGATGCCGACGCAGGAAGTCGTACCTCATAGTCAGCGCCGCTCACGGTGAGCTCGCGCTTCGTGAGGTCGCCGTGGAGATGCGGGTCGCCCTGCCGGATCTCGTCGAGGAGGTCCGCGTAGGCCCACATATTCCCGATGTCAGCCTCACGCAGAATCGCCGTGATGGTCTGCGGCGTGATGCCGGACCCGAGGCGCCGTTGGTAGCGATCCTGCGGCGAGGGCTTGGCGATGTCGATGGATGCGGCGATGGGCATTGTCAGAAGCCCCAGCGGGGCGAGGAGACGACCTTGCGAGGCGGTGCCGCGGTGTCGTGCACACGCGCCACTAGAAGCTCCGTCAGCGCGTAGACCAGGGCGTCCATGCGGTCGGGCGATGCGCTCGACGCGGCGGGATCCCAGGTCGTGAGTTGATCCTCGAGGCGTGCGAGCGCGCCGACGTGCGAGACGCGCCCCTGTTCGTAGAGCACCGCGACGGGCTCGGCGCGCAGGACCTTGCCGCGCTTCGCGTGGACGGTGCGCACGGGCAGACCTGTCGCGCCGCACGCGCGGAGCACGGTCGTCACCATGTCGCCGCCCTGGTTCGTCTCAGCGACAACGCAGTCAGCGCGGTGACGCTCGAAGGCGCGGGCGACGATCTGCGCCCACTCTTCGGGGCGGAAGCGCCCGCTGAGATCCTCGAGGACGTAGCCGCGCCCGTCGAAGCCGAGTCCCGCGACCACAATGCCCGTCTCGTCGCTCTCGTCGTGCGAGGTCGTCGCCGGGTCGACCGCGACCACGATGCGCCGCAGGTCGGGCGCCTTCGCGACGCGCGCGGCGTCGATCCAACCCCATCGCCAGAGCGCGCCAGCGGAGTCGTCAAGCACCTCGCCGTCGAGCTC